ATAAATGTGAGTTATGAGGAGACGATGAAAATACTCAATAGCTGCTAAAAGAAAAAAGCCAAGACACTCTCTGTCTCAGCTATAATCTCAATAATATTATTATACCACAAAAGGAGATAGAGAGTGAACAAGGCTAAAGAGTTACTTGATGAACTACAGAATTTGGATGAAGAGATACAGAATCGAATAGACGAGCTTGCTAATCTTGAAGCTAGTTTACTTTCTAGCCCTAAAATGAGCATGGATAAGGTTCAAGGTGGTCAGAAGGTTCGATTAGATGAACGTTACATCGATATTTTTAGCATGCAAGATTCCTTGAAAGAGTACATGAAGAAAGCAACTGCTGAAGCTATCCAGCGCAGAATTGAGCTCAGTAAATTGATTGATAAAATACCTAAGCCTGCAAGTCGAACAATTTTAAGGATGGTGTATATTCAGAAAGCAAGCGTGTATGATATGATTGAATTTTTACAATGCAGCAAGACTACTTTCTACAAAAAGAAGAAAGATGCAATCCGTGAATTGGGTGTTGTAGTTGATAAAAGCGAACTAATGCGAACTAATGTGAACTAGGTTGAAGCGCACTGGTCTAACAATCGTGCTATTATAGTATCATCAAGAATTAAGGGTAAGGCAGTAAGTCTTCCCTTAACATGGAGAGTTGGCAGAGTCAGGTTGAATGCGCCCGTTTGCTAGACGGGTGATCGCCTATGTGCGGTTCGTGGGTTCAAATCCCACACTCTCCTTTGAGTATTTTGTGTCCCAGAATGAGTTAAATCTTCTGGGTGGGGATTCACATATCACTCATTAACTTATTAAATGGTCGGCAGTAGCGACTGGACCTTGCATGATTGCATAGCTACTTATATCCTAGGTAAGTTATAAGCTAGAGGGTTTGATTCCCTTAGAGGTTTTAAATGACTACAAAAAAATAAAAAAAAAGGAAAACTTTCAAATTGATTTCTAATTAACACGCAAGGTAGTAGTCGCCTTGCATTAAGAACATAGCTCAAGTGGTAGAGAGGTAGATTTTTAATCTATTGGTTGCAGGTTCGAGCCCTGTTGTTCTTATGAGAGATCTTGCATTAAGTCATACAAGCGTGTGGCTTTTTTGATTTTACGAATGGAGGTGATGGAAAATTGAATGAATTGACAATAAAACAAAAGAGATTTGCAGATGAGTACATCATCTCAGGCAATGCGACGGAAGCTTATAAGAAAGCGGGTTATCGTGCTTCTAGCGATAGAGTAGCAGGTGTTGAAGGACATAAGTTACTAAAGAATCCTAAGATTAAAACCTATATAGATGAACGACTGAAACAGCTTGATTCTGAAAAAATTGCGGATCAGCAAGAGGTCTTAGGTTATCTAACTTCAGTAATGCGAGGTGAGACTCAAGAGCAGACTCTCTGTAGCATTGGTGAACTTGGTCAACAAGTTATTGATATTGACGTCGGAGCTAAAGATAGAATTAAAGCTGCGGAACTTCTGGGTAAACGACACAGACTTTGGACGGACAAGGTAGAGGCTGATATTTCTGGGACGGTGGTGTTTGCGAATGAGTCAGACATACCAGATTAAACAGAACGATATTGTCGTAGACTTACCTAAGACAGTAGGTGGGGGATATGGCCAGTTCTGGCGCTCGAGAAATCTTTATCGAGTTGTGAAAGGTTCTCGTGGTTCGAAGAAGTCCAAGACAACTGCTTTGAATTATGTTACCCGCATTTTGAAATATCCCTGGGCGAACTTGCTTGTTATCCGTAGATACTCGAATACGAACAAGCAATCGACTTACACGGATTTCAAGTGGGCAGCTAACCAACTAAAAGTCGCTCATAAATTTAAATTCAACGAGTCATTGCCTGAAATAACTGTCAAAGAGACAGGCCAAAAGATTCTCTTCCGTGGTTTGGATGATGAGTTGAAAATCACATCTATCACGGTAGATGTGGGCATCTTGTGCTGGGCTTGGTTTGAGGAAGCTTACCAAATCGAAACCGAAGACAAGTTCAGTACGGTTGTCGAGTCAATCCGCGGTAGCTTAGATGTACCTGATTTCTTTAAACAAATCACAGTCACGTTTAACCCGTGGAACGAGAGACATTGGCTAAAACGTGTCTTCTTTGACGAAGAGACTAAACGAGCTGACACATTCGCTACTACAACTACTTATCGTTGCAATGAGTGGCTGGATGAAGTCGATATCAAGCGTTATGAGGATTTGTATCATACAAACCCAAGACGTGCAAGAATCGTCTGCGATGGCGAATGGGGAGTTGCTGAGGGTCTAATCTACAACAATGTGACCGTCAAAGATTTTGACAAAGATGAGTTGTTACAAAACCCTGCTAACAAGTTGTGCATCGGTCTTGACTTTGGTTTTACTCATGATCCAACAGCATTGTGTTGTTCGCTCATAAACGATACAACAAAAGAGATACACATCTTTGATGAAGCGTACAAAGTCGGTCTCATAACCAAGGAAGTCGCTAAGATGATAAAGGATAAAGGTTATCATCGATCGACAATTATAGCAGATAGTGCAGAGTCTCGATTGATTGAGGAATTAAGGTCTGAACACGGTATATCTCGAATTAAAGAGAGTAGGAAAGGAAAGGATAGTATCATGGCAGGCGTGTCCAAATTGCAAGGATACGCTATTTATGTACATCCGAGTTGTGAACACATCATGGATGAATTTTACAGTTATTGTTATCAACGAGACAAAGAGGGCAATTGGTTGAACAAGCCAGAAGATAAAAACAACCACTTGATGGATGCGTTGCGATATAGCCTTCAATGTATTGAGGGTGGGAAAGCAACCGTCCGCAGACGTTCGCAATACGGCTTATAGAAAGGAATTAAATGTATCAGATTTTAACTTATCCACGGGATGGATATGACGAAACGGCTTTGAGTAAGGAATTGATTTACAAGCTGATTCGCAAGCACACATTAGAGCGCAGTCACTTGCAGGATTTGAAAAAATACTATTTGGGTGAGCATGCTATCTTGAATCATACCAGACGAAATAAGAATGCTCCGAACTTCAAAACAGTAGCAAATCACGCAAAGGACATTGCAGACACGGCCACAGGTTACTTTATGGGCAATGCTATTAAATACAACAACACTGCAGAAGGGGACCTTAAGCCTTTGCTTGAGGCTTTCGATGGCGCTGAAATCGACCAAGTAGATGCGCAGAACGCTTTGAATATGGCTATCTATGGACGTGCTTACGAATACATCTATGCGAAAGAGGGATTGACTGAGCTTGATTCGACTAGCGTAGATCCTGAGAATGTATTTCTTGTATACGACGATAGTATCGAACGCAAGGCTTTGTTTGCGGTGTATTACTACGAAATTAAAGACGACACGAAAGATGCTACTAAGTATCAAGCAGAAGTCTTTACTCAGAACTTGCATTATCACATTGTGCTGCGTGATTCGAGCATGGGGACAACACGGAACGAGCAAGTAGAGCCTCACAACCTCGGACAAATCCCAATCATCGAATATCGCAATAACCACTTTGCGATTGGTGATTATGAGCAACAAATCAGCTTGATTGATGCTTACAATTCATTGATGGGTAATCGTGTAAACGACAAAGAGCAAGCAGTAGAGTCTATTCTTGTGTTGTATGGTGCGCAGTTAGCTGACAATCTAGAGGATGCTAGAGAGGCAATGAGCATCCTTGCTGAAGAAGGTCTTTTGGAATTGCCAGCAGATGCCAAGGCTGATTTCTTGAAAAATGCCCTAGACGAAAACGCGACCGAAATTTTGCGTAAAGCCTTGAAAGAAGATATCTACACATTCAGCCATGTGCCGAATTTAACAGATGAGAACTTCGCAGGGAATAGTTCAGGCGTAGCCATGGAATTCAAGCTACTGGGCCTTGAAATGATTACTAAGACGAAAGAAGCAAACTACAAGCGAGGTCTTAGACAGCGGATTGCTATCTTCGCTCACTACTTGGGCATGCAGCAGATTGCTCTTGAGGCACACTCAATCGTGCCACAGTTCAGTCGTGGATTGCCTAAGAACTTGCTTGAATTGTCACAGATTATCAATAATCTTGAGGGTAAGGTCTCACTTCGTCAGCTCATTTCGCTCTTGCCATTTGTTGAAGATCCTGATGCTGAATTGGAAAAACTCGAGGAAGAGAAGGAAAAGAACAAGGAACGTGTGTCATTTTTTAACCAGGCTAACACGAAGCCAGATGATGATGAGGTAGCAGATGAAGAACCAGGAGTATTGGTCGAAGAGGAAGGCTAACCTTATCTATGAGCAGATGGATAAGGCTGAGAAGCAAGCTGACAAGTTCGACGAGATTTACAAGCAATCTAAAGATTATCTGGACAAGCAAATCAACAAGGTTTTTGACAAATTTCAGCGTGATTATGGTCTAAGCGAGCGTGATGCTAGACAGGTCTTAAAAAACATGAAGGACCAGAAAGACCTTGCAGGACTTCGTAAGGTGCTTGAAGCGAGACCGAATGACCCAAATATCCAAAGCCTACTGGCTGATTTAGACAGTCCGGCTTACGCTTATCGCATGAAGCGGTTAGAACGTCTAAACGATGATTTAGACCGTATGCGTGAGTCTATCTATCGCTCTGAGAAATCAGGCTCAGATGCCTTTTATAGCGACCTCATGAAAGATAGCTACTACAAGGCTACCTTTGACCTGCAACAGCAGACAGGACTTGCTTATAGCTTCTCCGACTTACCTGAAACAGAAATCAAGCATCTGCGAGGTCTAAAATGGACGGGAGAGGCCTATTCGGATAGGATATGGTCAAATACTGGGGCGCTCGCTTCAAGCGTAAAAGACGAGCTCCTAGTAAGTCTTATGACCGGTCGTAGTGTAAGAGACACTGCCCAAGCAATCGCAGAACGATTTGAGGTTGGTCAAAACAACGCAAGGCGCTTGGTTCGTACTGAGTCAGCCTTTTTTCATAACCAAATGGAGCTACTTAGCTACGAAGATGCCGAGATTACAAAGTACCGCTTTGTGGCTGTCTTAGACAAGCGCACGTCGCACATTTGCCAAGAACATGACAACAAGGTCTATGACACAGATAAAGCTGTTCCTGGTGCCAACTATCCACCTCTGCATCCGTGGTGCAGGTCTACTACTGTCGCATACGATGAGGACTCAGACTACAGCAAACTAGAGCGTAGGGCTAGAAATCCTGAAACAGGTAAGACCGAGCTAGTACCCGCTGATATGAGTTATGACGAATGGTATGATAAATACGTTGCAAAAGACAGGGGAAAGAGTTATAATGAAGGTGTGGATAAGTCAACCCCTAAGGTTTCTAGTGGTTCAATAAGCGCTGCTCGTGGAGATGTAGAGAAGCAAAAGAATGACTTTGCAGTAAGATACTACAATCAGCTGAGAAATTCGAACAGAGCAGACGTTGTGGAAAAAATGGCAAAAAGCAGTAAACTACCATACTCAACAGTGTCAAAAGCATTAGAACATATCCTAGACAATAAGTATTTATTGTGGGATTATGAAGCCTTTGAAGAAAGAATGATGAACTTTTATCCACATTATGATATGGCTCAAAGCTTTCAAAGATTATACACGGGCGACCCCAAAGAGAGTGATATAATAATGCTACAACACGAGAGTCTTGAGTCATACTACATGAACCATAAAAAAATGGATTATGATGAAGCTCATAAAAAAGCTAACATAAAATTTAATTACCAGGAGGCAAGTGAGAATGGCGAAGGTTGATAAACAAATTATTACTATGCGTAAGATAGAAGATAACGCTGTTTTAAGACGATACTCTGCGGTAAGTGGGGAATGTAAAGGCGTTGCTACAGTAGACAAAAACACCTTAAACTATAGCTATAAAGGCGACGATTTGGAAGAGTTTGCTTCGTTTGTAAAAAATACTTTAACTAAAAGTATAAAACTTGGCAAAAAATTGCCAGATAAATTTTCACATGGTTTTGGGTAAAAAAATTAACCAACAATTATTAAGCACCTAGAGAAATCTAAGTGCTTTTTTCGTGCTCAGAAAGGATTGAAAATGGATACAGCAAAAATTGGGATAACTAACGTAGAATTTTTAGGAACAGGTGGAATTGAATCAGCAACAGTGAAATTAGAGTTAAATATTCGTGGAACGAATGCATTCACTGCGATTGAGTTGCTGCCTAAAATATTAACCGACATTTCTTCGTTATCGTATGAAGTTGATTGAGTATAACTCAGAAAGGAGTAAAACATGTTTATTTGGGATTTGGTATCAATTGCTTTCGGGTGGTTGGTATTTTTGTTGTTAATTTTTATTATTCTGGCCGTGTTCAGCGGAATAATTGAGGGTGTAAAGAAAGGATTGAAGAAATGAATCGTGATAATATGCCTAACATGGATAAGGTAAAAATAGGTGGTATCGTCTACGAAATCGAAAAAATAACTGATTTACAGGGAAAAACAGGAGAATGGGGGCATATTGAGTACAAGACATGCAGGATTGTTCTTGACGACTCAGCTAGTCAACAAATCGAAGATCAGACGCTTATTCACGAAATTACGCATGGTATTTTAGTTGAAGCCGGCTATATAAATCATGAAGAAGAGCAAGCAGACAGAATTGGGAAAATTCTTTATCAAGTTTTGGTTGATAATGACTTTTCATGGCTTAAAAACAGAAAGTAGGTGATCCAACATCTTGACTGGCAGGAATAGACTGCTATAAGTTGAATAGTTGAAGTAAGGAGTCTAACAATGAAAGTAAAAGAACTTTGCAAAGTGATAGAAAAAGAGTCTTATGTGACTGTTGAACATAACGGAAAACGATTAGAGGGCGACTATCCTTGTTGCTTTCTTGATTGTGAGTTAGAAGTTAAAAGAGTTTCAGTCATAATTGGAGACGTTATCTTAATAGAAACATAACCGTATGGAATCCCGTACGGTTTTTATATTGTCCAAGCATTGACGACACTAAAAGCTATGGAATTATACAGTCGGGGACGACTTTAAAAATAGGAGGTTCGCAATGAACGAAGAAACACAAACAGTCGAAGTCGAAACGGTTGAAGAGCAAAAGGTACCTGCAGAACCTACACCACAACCGCAAGACGAGAAGAAGTACACTGACGCAGAGGTCGATGCTATCATCGACAAGAAGTTTGCTAAGTGGAAATCAGAGCAAGAAGCCAAGGAAAACGAAGCTAAGAAACTTGCCAAGATGAACGCTGACGAGAAACAGAAATATCAGTTAGATCAGCGTGAGCAAGAACTAGCTAATCGTGAACAAGCTATTGCTCGCAAAGAATTGACCGCAGAAGCTAAAGCAATGCTAAGCGAACGTGGCTTACCAGTCGAATTAGTGGGCGTGGTTGATTTGTCAAACGCTGAAGCCGTGACTGAATCAGTCGCAAGTATTCAGAAAACGTGGGAGGATGCGGTTCAGAAAAGCGTATCCGAACGCATGAAGGGTAGCGCACCTATTAAGACTGCGCCACAACAATCATCAGGGCTCTCAAGAGCTCAATTTTTCCAAATGAGTCATTCAGAGAAGGCTGCATTGAAGCAGTCAAATCCTAAATTGTATAACTCATTTTTGAATTAACCAACAAGGAGAATTTAACATATGACACAAACTAAAATCGCAAATCTCGTAAATCCCGAGGTAATGGGAGATATGATCGCAGCTAAATTACCAAAAAAATTGCAAGTAATTCCATTTGCAACTATCGACCGCACGCTTGAAGGTGTACCAGGTAACACAATTACAGTCCCATCTTACACATATATCGGTGATGCCGAAGATGTAAACGAAGGCGTAGAAGCTGGCGTTGTAGTTCTTGGAACATCAACCAAGACTGCTACAATCAAGAAGGCTATGAAAGCTGTTGAGTTGACAGACGAAGCAGTTCTTTCTGGCTATGGCGATCCAGTTGGTAATGCAGAAAACCAACTTGCGCTTTCAATCGCATCTAAAATCGATAACGATGCAATGGATGCTCTTTTGAAAACAAACACTCGTAAATTTGACTCAAAAACAAAAGCAATCAGCTACGATGTGATCGTTGATGCTATTGATTTGTTTGAAGAAGAAGTCAATACTGAAAAGGTTATGTTTGTCAATCCAAAGCAAGTCACAACTTTGCGTAAGGATCCAAATTTCATCTCAGCAGATAAATATCCAAACCAAGTTGTGATGACTGGTGAAATTGGTATGATTGCCAATACACGTATCGTAGCCACTAAGAAAGTTGCTCTTGATACTACTAGTGCATTCTACACTTGCCCAATCATCAAGCTCACTCATGATGATAAAACTGAAAAAGACACTCCAGCGTTAACAGTCTACCTCAAACGTGATCCAAACGTCGAAGTAGATCGCAAGTCTTTGAAGCGTTCTACTGAAATCTCAATTGACGAGTTTTACACAGTCGCAGTTTCAGACGATTCTAAAGTCGTTCTTGCTGAAATCAAGAAATAAGGTCTGACCTATGAAAGTCAGAGTAAAACAAGCTTTCAATGACTGGCAAGCGAAAGTGGTTCGACAAGAGAACGAAATCTTTGAGATGACGGATGAGCGTTTCAACGAATTGTCACACAATCTCAAGAGCGAGTTCTCAGTCGATATTGCAGACGTTGTCGAGATCATTGACGAAGTCGAAACCCAAGGAGACGAGACGACTCCTTACGATTAGGAGGTCTTATGGAACTTGAAAAACTAAAATCATTGACGGGCGAGAGTGACGAAAAAGTTCTCTCGTCTTTACTTTTAAGGGCCGAAAATATCATTTTATCTGAAACGAACCGAGAGAAGTTGACACCAGCACTCAAAAGGTTACTGCCTGAACTTGTAATTGAACTCTATAATCGTTCTGGAAGCGAGGGAGAGCAATCTAGGAGCGAAGGTGGTATATCTGTTACCTATGGAGACTATGGCTTGTCTACGGGCCTTTTACAGCGTATTCGGATGCATCGGTTAGCGAGGGTGGCAGGTCATGTTTTTGAAAAAGAATAGACTGAAGCCATATAACCTCAAGCGGTTCAAGAAAATCGTGACAGATGAGGGAATCACTAAAGAGGGATATGCGGATGAGGTTGAAGAAGTAAGGCTTGAATTGTGGCCAGCGACAAGCAAGCTACAATCTGAGATTTATGGTGAGCGCTTGAATGATATCCTAAATGCGAATGCGAGCAAGGATGCAGGTATCAACGTGAAAGACGGTATTTGTATCGATAGCAAGATGGACGTCACGCATCGAGTTATCTCAAAGAAAGTATACAGCAAGCATCAGGCTTTGGAGTTAGAACGTGTCAGGTTTAATCGGATCAGATAGCTTAATCGCTAAGTGTCGTAAGTTATACGGTGCAAAGAGCAACGAGATAGTGGGACAAGCGGTCTTGCATGCTGCTAAAACAGTTGTACAAGCCGAAGCTAAACTCAGGGCGCCAGCGAATGAGGGTGAGTTGAGAAATAGCATCAGAGTTCGTCTGAAAGTAAATGGCAACAAGATATCGGGTGAAGTTTTTACAAACTCAGACCACGCTGCCTATGTCGAACTCGGAACGGGTCCGAAAGGACAAGCTAACCACTCAGGCATATCGCCAGAAGTCAGCGTGTCTTATCGGTCTAGTCCTTGGTACGTGCATGAAGACCAAATCAACGTAGGACCTTACCACTTTGCGAAAAGAGGTGAGTTTTACAAAATGTATGGTCAACCTGCACAACCTTACTTGTATCCCGCTTTGAAAGATAACCATGACCGTGTATCTAGAAGTGTTTCAAAATACGTTAGCAGAAAGATAAGAGAACAGATAAAATGATTAACATCAAGCCTTTAATTTACAAAGAATTGCAAAAGGTCGCAGATAATGTGACCGATACTTATCCGAGCGACTGGGAGAATGTTCCGGTCGTCATTTTTTTGGAAGAACAGAATAAACCGGGTGATTGGTTTGATGACCAAGAGAAGAAGTCGCATATTCGCTACAAAGTGGATATCTTCGACAAAGACAGCACAAGCGATTTAGCGGTCAAGATTAATGAAATCTTCGCATCGTTAGGGTTGCGAAGAACAGATTGTCAGGATGTACCTGACCCGTCGCATTTGCGTCACAAGTTGATGCGCTTCGAGGGAATCGTGGACCTAAATTCACAATTGGTTTATCAGTATAGAATGGAGAATTAATACATGTTAGCAAACGGAATTAAGCTTGCTTTTAGCGAAACTAAAGGCGATTATCAAAATCTTGCAGGTCTTAAAGAAGTACCTGAATTTGGTATTGAACCTGAAAAAGTCGAGAATACGACTCTTGCAGATAAGGTTAAGAAATACGAATTCGGTATTGGCGATGCTGGGGAACTTGAGTACAAATTTGCTTATGATAACTCAAGTGAAAACGCTCCTTACCGTGTCTTGCGTAAGGCAGCAGACAGCAAGAAAAAACTTTTCTTCGAGCAAACCTACCCAGACAATACCAAGGTTACTTTTGAAGGTCAAGTGTCCGTTAAATTGGGTGGTGGCGGAGTGAACTCCGTTATCGAATTCACGCTCAAGATTGCATTGCAGTCTGAACTCGAATTTAAAGACGGAATTGGAGGTTAATAGATGGCTCTACCATACGCAATTTGGAAAGTTGGTGAGGATAAGGAGTTAAAGCTCCGCCTCACGTCTTTGCAAGCTACAAAAGTCGAAGAAAAAATCGGAGCGAACTTGCTCAAGGTATTCATGCCCGCCGAAGGTGAAGCCTTTGCTTTGCCACTTCTCAAAGTCATGTTGCTATTGACTCACGGAGCGCTTCAAAAGTTCGAGCATGGACTCTCATTTGAAGATGTATCTGACCTATATGACGATTATGTCGATAATGGTGGAGATCAAGCGGCATTCATGGCAGACGTCATCTTGCCGATGCTTCAAGTTTCGGGTTTTATGCCACGGGAGAAAACAAACAAGAAAGCTCCCAAGAAATCCAAAGCCAAAATGGAAGTAGTCGATTAGAAGAGACTACTGTTCATTCAGTAAAAGAAATGGTCGAGAGGTTATTCCCGATGTTTTTGGACATTGGGGGCAAGCCTCTCGATTTTTGGAATTTAACGGTACTTGAAATTAGAGACATGATTGAAAGTTATAACCGTGTCACAATCCAAAAGCAAAAAGAAAAAATCATTGAATCTTACAGACTTTCGCAGATGATTGCAAATAATGTATCCTTGTTGCTTTCAAAAGATGCTAAACCGCTTGAAGTATGGGATTACGCTCCTGAACTTTTTGAAAAAGAAAAAGAGCAGGTCGAACAAGCAAGATTGGCTCAAGAGTTGAAATTGCACCAGGAACGCATGCGGATGTTTGCTGAGAGTCACAATCGAAAAATGAAAATGAAAGGAGAATAGATGGGAGTTACTCTTGACGAACTTAAGGTTATGATTGATGCTGAAATCGCACCTTTCAAAAACAAGATGAAAGAAGTTGAGAATAAGGTCAAAGATGCCTCTAACAAAGTACAGTCATCAACCGACAAAATCAAGGCACAGTCTGGCTCAATGCTAGGTGTGTTTGGTAAGCTAGCCAAATTCGCTGGATTCGCTTATCTTGGCAAAAAAATGCTTGATGTCGGCATGTACTCTACGCAGATGGCTCTTGAAGTCACGGCATCGATTAATCAAATCAAGCGTCAAATGGGCGAGAGCTCACAGACATTCTTAAAATGGGTAAATGACAACGCAAACGCTATGAACATGGGTGTTGGTGAAGCGACGAAATACGGGGCGGTGTATTCAAACCTATTTTCTGGCTTTATCAAGGATTCTAACAAGCTGAGTGCGTATACTGCTAAGATGCTTCAGACATCGGCAGTAGTAGCAGAGGGATCAGGTCGCAGTATTACGGATGTTATGGAGCGTATTCGCTCTGGTTTGCTCGGGAACACGGAAGCGATAGACTTTTGTCGCACCGCTTAGAAATAGGCGGATTAAGAACTTACCAAAATCGGTAGAACTCTAAATTTTAAAGAATTAAAACATGACGATACCGAGGTAAACTAAGCAATTAAAAAGGCTTAGTCACCGTAGAGCATAGGGATTGAACCTGTGCTTTTTGTTTTGTCAAAAAGTATAGAATAAAATATCCCCACGAGTGGTAAGCACCTAAACAATTCGGTTGTAGGTGAAAATATATGCCGAACTTACAAGAAATTGTAAGAAGCATGGATAAAAAGCCATGCGATAACATTATTGAGAAGACCTAGGAATCAACGTCAATGTGGCCATGATTCAATCGACTGAAGCGTTCAAGCGATTTGCAAATGGCCAAAGTTGGGACCAACTCGACTATCAGACTCAACAGCAAATTCGTCTCATGGCTATCCTGGAGCAAGCGACGGCTAAGTATGGCACGACCTTGTCACAGTCGGTCAATGGGCGCATTAGCTTGTTTAAATCCTTACTCAAGGATGCTGCTTTAAACGTAGGTAACGCATTCTTGCCGATTATCAATGCTATTATGCCAGTTTTGAACTCGTTTGCTATGGTTTTAAAGAATGTGACTGCTAAACTCGCTGAGTTTATCGCTCTCATGTTCAACAAGAAAGCGACTGTTAAAGACGGTGTAGCTGGTGCGGTCGGAGACATGAACGGAGCCTTGCAAGATGCAGCAGGTGGCGCAGGCGACCTCGCAGATGCCATGGGTGACGCGGACGATGCTTCGGGCGGTCTAGCCGACAACCTTGGAGACTCTGCCAAAAACGCCAAGAAAGCAGTCAAAGAATTGCTTGGCTTAGCTGGATTTGATGAAATCACGATTTTGAACAAGAAAGATGATTCTGACGACGGAGGCTCTGGCGGTTCTGGTGGCGGTGGTAAAGGCAAAGGCAAAGGTAAGAAAGGTAAAAGCGGAAGCGGACCTTTTAAAGACATTTTGCCAGAAGTCGCACTCACCGACATGGATAACCAATTCAAGAGCATCTTTGACGGCCTTGGAGATAAACTGAAAGGTTTATCTGACCTATTTAGCAAAGGGTTCTCTGCTGCATTCAGAGCCGAAGGTCTCGAACGTATCACGAATGCCTTAGGTCGAATCAGAAAGACTCTTGAAGAAATCGCTACTGACCCACGAGTAGTCAATGCCTTCAATGGCATGGCTGGGAAGATAGCATACTCTCTAGGGCAGATTACAGGCTCTCTGGCAACGGTTGGAGTCGGTATCGGTGTTTTCCTTGCCGAAAGCATTGCAAACGGCCTAGAACGCCAAAAAGAGCGTATTATTCGCTCTCTAGTAGCTCAGTTTGAGAATACAGGCAATATCTTTGCCTCGGCTGGAAATATCGCTCAGGCATTCGCAGATGGTTTCTATGATGTGATTACATCAACGGGCGCTATTCGTATCGGAAGTGCGATTACGTCTGCTCTTTTGGCTATTCAAGCTAGCGTCACTGAGGTTAGTTATAAGCTCGGTGACGACCTTATGCAAGGAATCGAGCAAATTGTTACGGATAACATGCCTGGTATCGCCGATTCGCTTTCAAATTCCTTGTCAGACATCGCTCCGATTTTCGAGAGTGCAGAACAAGCAATCAATGATATGTCTGATTCAATCAGTCGTGTGTATGATCAATACATTCGTCCGACGATTGAGTCATCGACTAAAGCTATATCTGGCTTTATTGGTGTATTTGTGAAAGGTTGGAACAATCATATCCAGCCTGTTATTAAGAAACTTGGTCAAGGTTTTTCTGACACAATTGGTAAGCACATTTCACCAATGATTCAAAAGATTTTGGACATGGTTGCTAGCTTCCAAGAGATGTCGCAAGTCATTAACGCTTATGTAGGCCCTGTGATTGGTTTTATCGTTGAGCAATTAACGAGAGTTCTAGCTCCAACTCTTGAATACATTGGAGAAGTCTTCCGTGTATTATTCAACATGGTTGCTGATATCTTGGGTGGCATAGCCGACTTCCTCAAGGGTGTTTTTGATATTATCACTGGTATTCTTACGAGTGATATGAGTAAGATTTTCGACGGTTTCACCGAGACGGGCGATGCCATCATGAACATCTTGTCTACAATCTTAACTGGATTGTTAGATTTAACAGTAGCAGTTTTGAAAGTTATCTGGGATACGATTGTGGCAATCTTCCAAGCAATTTGGGATGGTATTGTAGCGATATTCACTCCGCTTGGAGAATGGTTCTCAGAACGCTGGAATGACATCACGACAGTTTTAGCAGACGTGGCTAAATGGTTTGGTGATATGTTCCAAAAAGCTTGGAATGCTCTAACGAACGTATTCTCTTCAATCGGTACTTGGTTCGGTGAGCGCTGGAACGACGTAACAACGGCTCTTTCAAACGTCGCAACGTGGTTCGGGAACATCTTCAAGACTGCATTTGAAGCGGTCAAGAACGCATTTAGCACGATTGGAAACTTCTTCAGCGGTGTTTGGACCACGGTCAAGAACATCTTTGTGAACGCTGGTCAAATGGTTGGTAGCGCAGTAGGTGGCGCATTCAAGAGCGCAGTTAATGCGGTTCTTGGAACGATTGAAAATGTGGTGAATGGCTTTATTGGCATGATTAACGGTGTTATCGGTCTAATCAACAAGATCCCTGGAGTATCTCTTGGAAGTGTTGGCTATGTAAGTCTCCCTCGATTAGCTCGTGGTGGTATCGTTGATAGTCCGACAGTAGCCATGATTGGTGAAGCTGGTAAAGAGGTCGTTATGCCTCTTGAAAACACTGGATTCTTGCAGACTATGGGGCGCATCGTAGGTGGTGCTGTAGTCAATGCCTTGGGAGGTGGTTTACCACAATCTGGAGGTTTCAGCGGTAGTGGTGACATCGTCATCATGATTGGCGGACACGAGTTCGGTCGAGTGGCTATCCAAGAAATCAACCGAGAACAGGAACGTGCAGGACAAGTCTTGCTTAACATTTAAAGGGAGGTCAAATGACACACTTAATTATCAATAGGGTGGCTGTTAAGCCTCCCAAATCTTTTCAAGTTGGTATCCAAGACATTGATGGAGAGACTGGTCGAAACGCTAACGGAGACATGGTTCGTGACCGTATCACGACCAAGCGCAAGCTGGATTGTGAGTGGGGCATGCTGACTCAAGGAGAAATGAGTCAGCTTTTAAATGCCGTATCGCCTGAATTTTTCACGGTATCTTATCCTGACCCGATGTTAGGACAAACCACTAAGACGTTTTATGTTGGAGATAGAACGGCTCCAAGTTATTCGTTTACCGAGAAGTTCAAGCCTTGGTCAGGCGCTAAATTTAATCTGATAGAAAGGTAGGTAGAACATGGATATATTCAGACGAAAAAAATTTGATGAAGCTATGTTTGCTAAGAACCGTACTCTTGCTATCAGAGTAGGGCAGTATCAGTCAAGCGATATCAAAGAAGCGCATTTTGATTATGGCTACATCAAAGGTGACACATATAAACCGGGTGGAACGTGTTCTGGCAGTGGTAAAATCACGTTCACAAGCATCATTACCACTTTCAATAAGCTAGATAAGGTTTACCCTGAAATTGGTCTTTTGGTCGACGGAACCTACGAATGGGTGAAGATGGGTGAATACTTCATCAACGACATTGAAATTGACCGAAACCGTAACACAACTACGCTCGAACTAATGGATGGGATGTTTAAGTTAAATCGACCTTATGAGTCGAGTTTGACCTATCCAGCACCTATCCAAAAGGTCGTTGCTGAGATTGCAAGTCGGACTGGCATTAATCTAGAAGATACGTATTTTGATGCTACGGATTTAACCGGACAAGTCTATTACATTGACAAGAAACCAGATGGCAAGAAATTGACTTATCGGGATGTTTTGGGGCTAGCAACTCAAATCCTTGGTCGCTCTTGCTTTTTCAATCGAGACGGCAATCTTGAAATCCGAGGATTGATTGACTCAGGTATCACGATTACAGCAGATAGCTACTTCATGCACGGTTTGACCAAAAGTGAAATTCAGTATCAGATTGCAGGGATAAGTTGCAAGAAAGAGAAAGAGACACTTACGGTCGGTATGCGTACTGGTCGCTCTCTTGAAATCGAAAATGACTTGATGACACAATCAACACTGGATAATCTTTATCACAAAATCAAGGATATTCGCTATTATCCGTTCAATTTGAATTATCAAGGTCATCTGTTGCTTGATGTTGGTCAGTGGGTAACCATCAAGACGAATACGGGTGAAACGTTCAAGTCGCCAATTTTGAGCCAATCATTCACATTTAAAGGCGGTCTGCGTGGTCGTATCAGTGCAGACAGTAAATCTGGCAATGATGCTCAGTATTCATACGCAGGAACGCTCACGAAGAAGATTGAGCAATTTAGCGAATTTGAGAAGCAAGTTCAAAACCAAATTGAAGAAGCGGACAAAGGCTTTGACAAGAAAGTCGAGAAAATCAAAAATGACTTTAACGACCAAGTCGAACTGACCAAAGCTAAAGTTGAAGAGGTCAAGAAAAGTCTGACAGAGACAATCGACCAGCGTTTTCGCGATTTCGACAGCACTGGTCTGAATGAAATCAAGCAAAAGGCTGATGAAGCTTTGAAAAACGCTGGCGCAGGTAGTTTGCTAGCTCAAGAGGCTAAGCGAATCAGCGAGCAGGCAACCGCTGATATAACCAAATTGAAAAACGAGGTTGTTGATGGATATGTCGGCAAGAACACGTATCGAGAGGGTATTCGTGGGATTGAGCGACGAATCGAGGAAGTGAAGACATCAACGGATGGCCAAATTGCTACTCGAATCACTCAATTCAAGCAGACAGTCGATGGACAATTTGCAAATATTACATCTCAAATCGAGGGCAAAGCAAACCTCATTGACTTTCAGCGCGTTCAAGAGACCAGTCAGATCTATGAGCGCATTATCGGTCGTAGTGAGTCTGACATCGCTGAGAAAGTCGCTCGCATAGCTCTGACAAATCAGTTATTTCAGGTTGAAATCAGTAAAACGGTAGACATTCACGAAAACCTATACATATCATCAAAGTCAAAGAAAGGTTTTTTGACTTTTGAAGGTGGCATTGCTGGAGCTGATCAGAGGAAAAAAGAAATTGTTTCGGATCTGATCTCTGTTACACCTAAATCAAATATGGTTTTTCAACACTGGGTGACAGTTCCAGCAAATGAACCGGACGGAAAAGCGTGGTTTGTTTGGCAATTTTTCGACGGATATAAGAAAAAAATTTATGAACGTTTTTCTGGAGAGAATGCCTACAAAATCGTTTCAGGTAAGCAGCATAATGTGAATGTAATTACAGTACCAGAACAAGCTCGTTTCGTGAAAATTTCTGCTCGGATGTACGATGATGGGTTAATTAAAATCGAACGTGGAACGATTGCGTCAAATTACACTCAAGCGCCAAGCGACACTGACGAAGCGGTTCGCACGGTTCAAAATCAACTTGCTGGTTCGTGGGCAGTTCAAAATTTGACAAGCGCAGGTTCAATCGTTTCGCAAATCAATGCGACGAATAATCAGATATTGATTGAAGCTGAAAAAATTCGGTTAAAGGGTAAGACCTTACTTGATGAACTCACAGCCATTGATGGATACTTCAAGCGATTGTTCGTCGGTGAAGGCAACTTTGCTAAGCTGAACGCTGAGATTATTGGTTCTAAGACTATCACAGCAGATAAACTGATTATGGACCAAGCAATGGCTCGGATGTTCGTCTCGAGCGATATCTTCACAGATACGCTCGCTGCTAAAGAAGCCTTCATCAACAAATTGAGGTCAGTAGTAGTATCTGCAACATTGCTCGAAGGGTACAAAGGGAAAATCGGTGGATTCCAAATTGGTACGCATGACAAAGACCCGTCGACTTATTGGCTGACTGGCCAGAGTCAGTTCTCTGTCGGAATGAGCAGCGGTAGTAATAATACTAATTGGTCTCGAACTGCTCTTTGGGTGAATTGGGGCGACAATTGGGGGAGCCCTGGGAATGACGCTTGGTTTGTAAGACAAGATGGTCGAATGTTTTGTTACAACCGTGCTGAATTCTGGAGCGACCCGATTATTCACGGAAATCTTCAAGTAACAGGTAATATTTACTACGTTACGAAATCAGGATTGTGGGCTTACTGGATTTCATCATCAGAGTATTCAAGAATCGAACCTTCAAATAATTATCTGTATCTCTATCGCAAAAATTCAAGTTACGACTGGATCCCAATGAATAAAGAAATCTCAGACCGTCGCTACAAGTCAAATATCGAAGATAGCCAAGTCTCAGGCCTTGATATTATCGAGCAACTCAAGACATACAGCTATCGCAAAGAATACGATGGAAGAATTGAGGACATTTCTTGCGGTATCATGGCGCAGGATGTCCAGGAGTTCGCTCCTGAAGCATTTTTTGAAAATCCCGACGGCGCATACTCTTACAACACATTTGCTCTTGTGCCTTATCTTATCAAGGCTATTCAAGAACTCAATCAGAAAATAGAAAAATTGGAGAAAACAGCATGAATGAAACAGACAAACAAATCAGCAGTCTAGCGATTAAGTCGCTTGGTGAAAAGGTCGGCAAAGAGGCTACTCAATCGGCCACACTCGAAGCGCTCTATACAGTAACTGCGATGGAGCTTGAGCAAATGAAGCAGGTCATTGAGTCGGATGAGAAACTCAAGGCAAAATTTGAGGAAGTGAAAGGAAAAATGACAAATGGCAATCAATAACTATGAGCTTGCAGGCAAACCTTATACTCGTGGTTTGGGGGATAATCTCAAGACCGTGGTTGAAATCCGTCTGTCAGATGGGACTCGTTACAGTACGAACATGCGTGAACTGGCAGGTGACCGTACAACTGAGCAAGAGGATGTCTTGATTCAAGCAGTGTTGGATATCATTAAAGCCGAGTTGGACCCAGGTTCAGCAATCGCGAAGGCACAAGCTGAGATTGAACAAGCAGTACAATCTTTGGCAAAAGCTAAGACAGACTTGACTGCGAACAAAGAGAACATCGATAGCGTATCGGCTATTACTGAGGTTCTCATTGCTCTAGCTATTGGCCAGAACGGGGGCATGCCAACGAACACATACAGTAAAGTTGCGCAATTCATCAAGCCACTTGTTAAGGACCGACGCTATGGGAATGATGACATCGTATCCATGCCTTACCCTTACGACACGAATCCGAAGTGGCCGAAGGAGACACCAACGATCCTAAAATTCCAGATGCAACCATCTGAAGGGTATACCTGGAAAGACCAGCCTCTTGCTGAAATGCTCCAAAAGGGCATTTTAACCATTGTCATGCCACGTATTGATTAAGGGGGATTTTATGTCATGGTCTGAAATAATCGAGAAAATGATACATGCAATGACTCAGCTTGCTCCTACAATCGGAGTTGTCGCTACTGGTTGGTTCGGTATGCGAGCCAGTAAAGCAGGTCACCTCAACCAAGAACAATTCAAGGAGCTGAAAGGCGAATTGAACACTATTCACGCTATCGGTGAGGAGAACAAGCAAAATATAACCGAGATCAACAACAAGCTAGCAGTACATGATGAAGCGCATCTAGCTACTATGTATCTACGGCTTGAGCGTGATATTACAGTCGCACTCAAGCGTGGATATACAAGCGTTCACGAGTCGGACATTATCCATAAAATGCACTCAAGTTACAAGAAACTCGGAGGCAATGGGCGTATCGATGCCCTATTTAACAAATACTTGAATTTAGAAATTGCGGAGGAAAACACAAATGCAACAGATTACTGAAATCATCACAAACGGAGCAATCAGCATCCTTGTCATTTTGGCAGGAGTAGCAGTCAAAGCAGTTAAAGACTACCTGGTTCAAAAAGGCGGAGAAAAGACAATTAAGATTGTTGAAATCTTGGCCAAAAATGCGGTCAATGCCGTCGAGCAAGTCGCTTCAGAAACTGGCTATAAGGGTGAAGAGAAGCTGGAGCAAGCCCGTACGAAAATCCGTGCTGAGCTTAGCAAATATAACATCAGCATGAGTGACAAAGAACTCGACACATTTGTCGAGTCAGCGGTTAAGCAAATGAATACCGCTTGGAAAGGGGAGTAAGAATGGTAGAAATCATTAACCATACAATTTTTAATGGGATTTCAGGCGCCCGACCGACTGAACGTCCAAAATATTATGTCTTACATAATGACGCTGGCTCAAAAAGTGCAAAGGCCTACATCGAATGGCTCCAGTCACGATATGATAATGGTCAGGCTGAACTTGGTTTCGCACATTATTACATCACAAGAGATGCAATTGTGCGAGTTGAAGACACGTATAACGGCTCATGGTCTGCTGCTAACTACGATGCCAACATGAACTCTCTTAGCTATGAAGTATGTCAACAGTTGAGCGCATCCGATGCTGATTTCATTGAAAACGAAAACATGGTATTGCGCCAAATGGCTGAAGATATGACCTATTACGGTGATACTCCGAACTATTCAAATATCAAGTTTCACAATGAATTTTCAAGCACGTCTTGTCCTGCACGCTCACTTGAATTGCACGGTGGCTATAATGACAGCTTGCGTGAATATGTGATTGCTAAAATCAAGCATTATCAGTCGCTTGGTTCTACCGTCCAAGAAATGCTTGGTGGCGATGATATCGAAATCGGCTGGAAGAAAAATGCTACTGGCTGGTGGCATGTTAACTCAGACGGTTCTTATCCTGCTAATAGCTGGCAGAAGATTGACGATGTCTGGTATTACTTCGATAGCAACGGCTACATGAAGGCTAACGCTTGGCACAAGCACACAGACGGAAACTGGTATTACTTGCTACCAAGTGGAGCAATGGCCACTGGTTGGGCACTCATTGCCAATAAATGGTATTACTTCAAAGAAACTGGTGCCATGGCCACTGGCTGGGTTAAGTACAAGGACCATTGGTACTATCTCGATGCAAAAGATGGCGATATGAAATCCAAACAGTTCATTAAGTCAGCAGACGGCTCAGGCTGGTACTACCTTAACTCAGACGGCACAATGGCAGATAAGCCAGAGTTTACAGTCGAGCCTGACGGCTTGATCACTACAAAATAATTTTTTAAAAAATAGAAAGGAAAATTTCTAAAATATTGTTCGAATTGTAACCGCAGGCACTAGCTTGCGGTTTTTTTGTTTGCTCTGAAGTACTTTCAAAACCAAAAAAAGTAATGATTTTTTCACTACTTTTTTAATTTTTTACGAATAGATAAGTAAGGAGGAAGAAAAAATGAACATTTTGAAGATTGAACTTGCGAGCATAGAGCAGACAGATTTAGGTTTTGAGCATTGGGTAGATGTGACTTACACTGTTCCGATTTTGAAAAATGAGTACACGGTTAAGCTGTTGCTGTTCATGGAATGCAAGATAGAGGACCAAGAGGTGATTGAGTACCTGGTATCGACTTGGAAGTATCGTGATCTCGTGCTACACTCGGTAAGGATGTATGAGATGGAGAGAGAAGGTGCATGACTGTGAAAATATTTTTTTGTATTTTGCTCTAACTAATCATGATTGGGCGTTTGACGTCTACACCAGAATTGCACAAAACCAACAATGACAAGTCAGTAGCGCGCGCAACGATCGCTGTGAATCGTCGTTACAAAGACCAAAATGGGGAACGTGAAGCCGACTTTGTCAATCTTGTTCTTTGGGGGAAACTGGCTGAAACCTTGGCAA